CCTTATCAATTTGAGCGTGACAACGCAATCAAAGACTTTGACGCATTTTCACAGAATCTTTTAAAGCATAGAATGTACAAAGGCAATGGTCATAATTAATGAAGCATCCGTAAACGGCGTCATTGAGTATCGTGTCTATGAAGATACAGAGTTGATTGCTAGATTCTCAACTTACAAACACGCTGAGGTATTTGCAAGTCGTTTGAACAATCGTGCTTATGTGCTTGTAAACGAAGATAATGATGTGATATGTGCATTCGATTACGAGCCTACAATTGAGTTGATTACAGATGCTCTAGAAGAGTCGTACGCCATGCCATTGAATGTGTACACAGAATTCAAATCACTTAGATACAATTCGTATCGTGTAATTGGTGAAGACTTTGAAGAATTTGTACAAGTAATTGAAACCATCTTAAAATAACAATATGAAAAAAGAATCACAACTAAAGAAAGTGAAGACCCACTTGATGAGTGGTCGCTCTATCACACCGATTGACGCATTGAATCTCTATGGCTCGTTTCGACTCGCCGCTCTTGTTCATGTTCTTCGTCATCGTGAAGGCATGGATATCGTCTGCGATGAGACAGAAGGCTATGGTAGATATTCAATAGAAACAAAAGAATAGTTTTGCTATTTAGATTTGAATCATCGATATTTGTATCGTTGATTGACAAATGCGGGTTTGTCTAAAATCAAAAAACTTTACCCTCGTGATAAAAGTGTTCCCGCAAACCTTTTATCATTGAGGGTTTTTTTAATTGCGGGAAAATGAAATACTATCTACACGACTCATCGTCATTCAGTGACGAAAAAATCACGATGCTTTATCTAGAGCATGGCTACGAAGGCATAGGATTGTTCTATACGATTCTTGAGAAACTTGCACAACAAGAAAAGCCAATCAATACTAGAGTTTTAAAAAGTCAACTTAATGTAGGCAAAAAACTTGAAAGATGTTGGTCGTTTCTCGAACAAATTGAATTGATTTCATCAAACAATGGTGAAACTTTCAATGAAAATATACTAAACTTTTCACAAAAGTATCAAGTAAAGAAAGAAAAAAACAGAGAAAA